AAGACAAACACACTCATCGACCTTAAACTGTCAGTCGTTAACTTTCATGCTGACTTAAATGAGCAAGCTAGAATTGGAATAGCTAGAGACGCTTGTTATACAAGCAACAATTCCCTCGAGTACAAGCAAGGTCAAGTTGACTTTGTTGTTGCAGAACTAAAAGTGCTGCGTGAGCAATTCAATGGCTCTGAGGTAGTCGACGTACGCATGGGCAAGAAAGCTGAATACCTTTCATCACTCATGTTCGAACTGAGTTGTGCAGAAGAACGCCATGAAGCAGATAAGGCTGTTTACAAAGAGGTTTCTGGCGACACTTGGAAAGCAAGTCCTAAAACTGGCAGGACAACTGCACCTACCAAAACATTCAGCATGGCTGACATTGATGCTCTCATCGGTGCGCCGTCTGCGTAGTATCTCAGAGGGGCTAGCTTCGGCTAGTCCCTTTTTTTGGTCAGCGTCAGCCACGGCGCATACATGATACCGCACTTTGAGAAAGGCTAAACCCCATGAAACTCACACTCGACCAAATCAATGCATTAAAAACTGTAATTGATACATATTATCAACGTGAAAGGGATCATTATAGACTTGTAAAAAATGACCCATGCTTTCAACGCCACATATTTGATGAACTGTTTGTATTAAAACAAGCGCTAAAGGAGCATAGCCATGAAGCTAACATTAAATGAAAATGAAATTCGCGCGATAGAGCGTATCGTAAAAAATTATTATGATGATGAGCTAATTCGTTACTGGAAATCTGAAGGATATAATGAACCTACTGAACATATTTGGAACGATTTGTATATCATGAATAAAGCACTTGGATTTGTAACAGGAGTTGACAATGACGATACCTAAATTCACCAGGCAACACTTTGTTCTATTGGCTGACACCATTGCACCAATGATGTTCTCGCCTACAGATATAGAAAGAATGGCAGACATTCTTGCGCACACAAATGATAAGTTTGATCGTGAGAAGTTTGTACGCCGTGCCACAGAAGCATGGGAAGAAAAAAACTTACAACCAGAAGATATGGAGGAAACTTATGAATACTATTTTAACGATACTGTACACGGCTAATGTATTAGTCATATGGAGTTGGTGTCTATATGCTATGGCAACGCAAAATTATAGTGACTTAGCTGCTGCATTATTTGTATTGATTATTACTATAGGCTTGATATACTTGGAATATCAGGAACGTAATCTAAAGTAACTGACATATCATAAAACTATATACCATGAGAAGGGAGTTCAAGCATGGATAAAAAAATAGATTTAATATTAAAACACTTGCAAGAAAAAGGTCCAATCAGTGGGCTGGAAGCAATGCAAAGATACAATCTGTATCGTTTATCTAGCACAATACATCAGCTGCGTAGACAAGGTCACGTTATCATCACTGAGATGATAGAGCGTGACAATGGTGTGCGCTATGCACAGTACACGCTGATACATTCAGAACACGTTTAGAAGGGAGACTACAATGCTAAACACATTCAACACAACTAACTTAGACTGCCCAGGAGAACTAAGTTTTCCTGTAGATATGCAGAACCTATACGCCACCACGGAAGATGAATTAGTACAGGCAAATCCCAAGATGGCAATGGCGGTGGTAAATCAGGACTCGGGGCGTATCCTCGGAGTTCACACATCCAGCTATCAAATTGTATCACACAAAGAAGTATGGGATAGTATTGCACAGGGTATTACTCAAACCAGTTTACCAAAAGATATTTCAGTAGAGTATCAAACTACTGATCCATTCGCATCTGCTTTTCGTGCAGACTTTGTATTCAATGACTTGGTGATTGAACCCAAAGTAGATGACATCATAAAATATAGAATTAGATTTTATAATTCTTATGATGGAACTTTCTCAATCAACATACAGGCAGAAGGTTTGAGACTGTGGTGCTTGAATGGATGTACAACACCACATGCAGTATCTTCTTGGAGAGCAAGACACACACGGAATGTAAGTGTTGACGCTATCTCCAACAAGATAATGGCTGCGCTCAATGTATTTCACAATCACAAAGAAATATATCAAGATTGGATGCAGACACCGCTTGATATGTATGCAGTCAATCAAGCCTTTCTCAGAGTTTGTAAGTACAAATCTGTAACTGGTAAAATCAAAACCAATGAAAAGATGTTACACAATTTTACCACTACCCTAGACAAAGAGATTGACCAACACGGACGCAACCTCTGGGCATTGTATAATTGCCTTACATATTGGCAATCACACGTCGATCAAACCAAACAAAATCCAACACTAACTGAGTTCAACCGAAGACATACTGTAGTCAAAATGCTGCACAAGGGCTACGGACTTGGCTTCTACAACTAACGAAAGGAAGAATGTATGATTAGAAAAATTAACCATGAGATTGTGCATTGGTGCGATATGCCTCTAGTTATCGAGATAACATCATTTCCAGAATCAAAAACACCACCAACTGCAGTTATTGTATATGGTGGTAGTGAAGACACTACAGAAGAAGAATGCCAAGCATATATTGCTGGCGTAGCTTCATGGATGCACTCAGGATTTTGCTATGAAGAATCTTGAGAAAGAGTTTGAAGAATGGCTAAAATCTTGTCCTGTTGATTACAATCGAGTTGACACATATGCTGCTGCGCAGTTTGGAAAAATGATTAAACATCGACTCATAGATTTTAGTTGGTCAGAAGAGTACGAACAAGCAATGGAGACAAAAATATGCATCAATTGAAAGTACTAAATAACCCACATGAAGCAGGTAAAATTGACGCTGAATGTGGATTCAAACCATACCCCCACTACACAGCCATGGATATGGCTGGTTGCGTACAGATAATAGACAAACGCTATTTATCTGAAAAAGAAATCAATAGCTACATGAGGGGGTATCGTGATGGGTACAAATGAACAGCTTAGTTTTTTCGTAGAAACGTCTAAGTCTCCAAACAAAGGATACATGACGCTCATCAGAAAACTAAAACAAGCTAGAAAGTTTCGTGACATTTCCCAGGAAGAACTGGCTGCCGAACTCGGCACCACTACTGGTACAATTAGTAGATGGGAAAATGTAAAGACTACACCAAGCATCTATGACTTCTGCTGCTGGGCTAACACTCTGCAAATAGATGTACACTTAGATTTGAAACACCATGACTAGCAAATCAAAACTAAAAGGCACATACCATGAAAACTTTTTTGTAAAGTTACTCAATGGTATGGGTCTAAAAACTAAACGCCAGCCACTATCTGGCTCACTAGGTGGAGAATATTCTGGTGATCTGGTGGTACAAATA